TAATCAACACTGGCCGTGACAAAAACTGTTGTAATGACACTCGTTCAGCCAAAGTAGTGTTAAAAGAAATACTTTTCATTTCTGTTGAATCGTAATCATCATGATCCTCATCAATTTTAACTACAGCTGCATGATCGTGCACTGCACCGGCATGTATCGGTAAACATGCAACCCCCGCATTGTAAACACGGGCAAATAAATTATCTTCTATTGTAACAGCAGGTGATCTCTCTTGCGGCTCCATCACCCACGGGAACCGCCGTATTTCATCTGGAGGAGATGAATGTATATTAACCCAATTACGTGCTCTCGCATCCTCCATGCGACAGTAATCTCCATAATCTTCGTTCGGTTTGTATTTATCAAACCATATCTTCGCTCTATCTCTATACGATTGTGATACAGAAATAAGCGGTAAATTAGCCTCATGGGCTAATAATTTTATATGCGGCTGAAACATGCTATACACACTCTCACCATGTGCAAACAATTCCTGCATAAAACCATCAATGTTACTTATCATTACATTCCTCTCTGTCTCGTCTTTCTTTATCCAATTATACAATCCCTTGTACATGGAATCTATGGATAAAGCACCCAATACACAATCTATTAATGGATGGTACACAAAACTTCTCTTTAAAAAAGTAACATCTGCTATGGATAATAACTTTACATTATTGTTATCATCTTTTTTATCAGTAGTAAATGTCATGCCAATTGTATTTAAATACAATTGCATAACAGCAAAATTAAAGTTAACGTTACTACTTACGTTAACTACAATGTCATCACCATATGTGATAACATTGACGTTGTCCCTAAAAGGGGCATTGTTGGCGTTGTAATATGCACATCGCGCTACTAATGAATTCATAATAGAATTCATGTATGTAGTCATTGTTTGTCCCGAAGGATTGCATGCTGTCATGCGTATTACAGCGCCATAACACACTACCAATGCATTTATTAAATTGGAACGCAAAGTATACATAATTCTAATATCCTGATCTGTATACAATTTATGAAAATTATTACAATGCTTAACTGTATTCATAATAACTTCGAAAGCTGCCTCCATCAATTGAGAACTAACCTTCTGATCCCATCCTTTATAATCACCAGCAAAAACCCTTTCTGCACCAAATAAAGTAATATATTCAAA